CTTATCCCTGGTTTTGAGTTCAGAAGGGTTATTCAATCATCATATCCGTCTACCCTGAAAGAGGGGTAGCAGAGGGACCCAGTAGTGATACTCGGTTCCTTTGAGACTGATTGAAAGAATTTCCCTTCTGACTTTTTGCCGGAGATAAGTGCATGAAAGCTATCTGCTAAGATAGCCTAACACGCGCTAACTCGCGTGGGGCGCAACGCTCCACTCTCCGAAGTTGGCTTAATCAACCAACCTTTAGAGGAGTTAGGTGATGACAAGGGTAAGACAACGGAATAATACCCTTCCTTTGAGCATGACTCAACGTGTTCGACAGTATAACAACTCAGGCACTCTTTTGACGGATGACACCACACCGTATTCAGCCTATAATATTGGGCTGATGCAGTATGAGGGTCCCTTCGAAATGATGACTGACGAGGTTACACCGTCGTTCAAGAAGCGAAGTGCTCGTGGGGAGATTATTATCAACCCGATGTCCTGGAATAGGACCGAACGTCTCATCAGCGGCTATGGGGGTGAACTTCAGACTCCTAAAGCAGCTGTGCCTGGTCAAGATGCGTATGCTCTTGTTGATCAGGCTGGTACGTGGGTTCTACCCTCCTTGTATGGAACGCATTCTACATCTCGTGACATCCAATCGCTTCGTGATATTGCTATCACTCAGGCGTATGGCAATGTTGCAGACCCGGATGCGCAGTCTTTGGTAGTCCTTCTTGAATCTAAGAAGACTATGAAGTTTCTTCAGCAATCTTTGGGATCCATGCTTGGGGGCATTCATGCCTTGGGCACTGGTAAACCTAGGAGAGCTGTCGAAGCTATCTTCCGAGGACGTTCCAACTCGAATGGTCAAATAGAATCGATTCCAAAGCAAATAGTGAATGCTGCCGCCCAGAAATGGATGGAGTATCGCTACGCTTGGGGACCGATGTTCTTCGATATTCGAGATCACGTGAATGCCTATGGCAACATCCGCGCTAAGCGGAGAGTTGCTCGCGGTAATGCGTCGGATCAGTATGAATATACTGATACGACCGCTGGCTTTGTGCTAGCGGGTACGGGTTTTACCTGTACATTACATCGTACGGGGACCAATAGTCGCAAAATACGCGCGGCAATCATCTACGAGGAAACCAACGATATTCGGCAAACGCTGAATAAGTATGGCTTATTGGCTTTACCTTCAGTAGCCTGGGAACTCACACCTTTCAGCTGGATGGCTGATTGGTTTGGGAACTTGAGCGACTGTTTTAAAGCCATGTCCCCCGTAGTGGGCGTGAAAATACTTGGCTGTTCAAAAACGGAGTTTACTGATGAGCAGATCACGACTTGGTCGGATTCCCTCTTTCACAGCGATTATAAGACTACGTCTTTTAACGCTGGGTTAGAGGTCATGCGATACAAGTCAAAGGTCCGTGATCAGTTTACCCCGTATTTTCGGCCAAGGATCACAGTTCGTTTGAACTGGAAACGTGGACTCGACGTGTTGGCTTTAGCTAGTCAAACTTTCAAGTCGATGAAGTGGGTTACCGGATGAGGTTTAATTTCATTCGGCCACCCAAACCCTCGACGAAGATTGTTTGGCTAATGCCTCCGCGCTGGGTCTTCTTTTACTTCGTAGTGTTCACCATAGTGTTGGTTCTTGTTCCGTAGGAATACGGTCAACCCTGCACTAGAAGTGAATTTTCTCCCTTAAGTGGGAAAAGAGAGTGAAATGAGCATTACGCTCGCAACACCAACGCCCGATGATGTCTTTGTACTGTCCAAAATTGGTGAACTGTCTGTCGAGTTAATCGACAATACAGACATCACCAAGCCGGCTGTACTCAGTTTCAAACGGACGGAGCCCAAGCCCACCGCAACTTTCGCTGGCGTTAATCGCCACGAAATCAAGGTGTCGCAAAGGGTTGCTTTGGCAGATTCCTCAGTGGTTACTGCCATTGCCACAATCAGCTCGTCCTTCCCAGTTGGGATGACAGACGCCCAGATGCAGTTGTTTCTCGACCGCATCAAGGATCTGTCTACCTCAACCGCGGCAGACAACCTGCTGACGAAAAACCTGCTCCCGCTCGCTGGTTCTTGATGGTTACGGCTTCGGCAATATCACTGGTTTTGTTGTATTACTTCCAGTGGTTGCTGCTGCCAGTGACTATCATTTTCCTGCTTGCTGGAGTAGGCTTTCTGTTCCTCGCCTCTAAGATTTTCAGGGTCGGGAGAACGTTTAACCCGTTCAAAAGAAAGGGTGTGGCATATGACTACGAGGCAATCTCGGCGTCAAGAGCAACGGCCCAAAGGAAAGGCCGCGGCAGAAAGGCTGCTTAAAAGCAGTCTTCTTGCTGCACTAGAGAAGAAATTCTCTAGCTCCGTCACCGAGCAGCTCCCATGGGATCTGCTTGGTTGTTTAGCACAGAACCTTGATATTAGGAGTCCCATAAAAACTTCTTTACAAGAAGTGGTAAAGAAGCGGGACGTTCTGTCCTATTTGTCTCTTCCTTCACGTCCCAAACAGTTGTATGGGTCGGCGGAGGAGTACTTCCAAGAGGCAATCGTGCTTAACCTTCTCAAAAAGTATCCTTTCGGTACTTTGGAAGGGGTTGATCCCGAAGCATCTGCGATGAAGACGTTTTACGCCGCTGAACTTCAGTGTCGTAGAACTAATCGACGTCTCAGGTACTACCGGGAGCGATATTTCCGACTTGCGAAAAATCGGATTGGCGTTGACACTATATTACATAGTGCCCGTCAACTTATCGCTCAACTGATTGGACATTCTCCTAAAAGCAATTTAGAGGAGATCCGGTCAAGCATGAGTCATGGTCCCGGCGGTGTTTTGGATACAGAGGATTCTACCCGCACAACCTTTTATTATAAGGTGAATGCAGATAGATACTCCGTGACTCCCGGGTGCTATCCTTACGCTATAGCGGCGATCCTTTCGGATCAACGCTGGCGCCAGATGGTATGGGCTGATCACTACAATTGTAGTGCTCTGTCTGTCCCACCAGTCGCTGACAGCCGTGAGGCTGTGATAAAGCGTTTGGATGTATTTACATACAACAAGGTCGTTTTTGTCCCAAAGACTGCTAAGACTCATCGAGTCATAGCAGCTGAACCTATGATGAACATGTTTTGCCAAAAGGGAGTCGGCAGATTTTTTCGAACCCGTTTAAAGCGGGTCGGAATTAATCTAGACTCTCAGGTACGCAATCAACATCTTGCGTACCTTGGCAGCCGTCAGGATATTCACCGTCCGTCGTCTCGTCCTTGTACTTTGGACTTGGCTTCGGCTAGTGATACACTGGCGATCGAACTAGTTCGGGAGTTATTACCCCCTGACTGGTTTGATATGCTCAACGATCTTCGCTGCCCGCAAGGGAGGCTAAAAGGTCGGCTCATATTCTACGAGAAATTCGCGAGTATGGGCAATGGGTTCACCTTCGAGCTAGAGACCCTTATTTTTTGGTCTCTATGTGTGGCTACGGCAGCCTATTACCAAGAAGATGCATCTAAAGTGTCTGTTTACGGGGATGACATAATTGTCCCTGCAAACATAGCTTTAGCCTGCATCGAGGTTTTAGACTTCTGCGGCTTTAAGACAAATAAAGAGAAGTCATTTGTCTTTGGTCCTTTCCGTGAATCTTGCGGGAAGGATTACTTCGAGGGTTTTCCAGTTAGGCCTTTTTATTTAAAAGAGGCCGTACAGGACGCACGTAGCGCAATCTATGTAGCTAACTCTATTGCCTGCCTAAGAAATCAGGACGGTAATAGTTTCGATGACACTCGTGATCTGTCGGCGTATAAGACGGTTATCCGTCATATTCCTAAGATCATTCGTGAGCATTTACTAGGTCCTCGAGTTGAGGCCCTAGATAGCCACATATTCTGTTCATTTGACACCGCCTCTAGATCGAGGTTAGTTAAATGGAACAGAGACTACCATTGCTACGAGTTTCCTGCCTATGCCTTCGTCGCGGAGGATTTTCGCGGTCGATTGGCACCCAGGTACTTGCAATTCATTCACGCAAGCGCTGGGTTTAGTAACTTTGAGATCTTTCATCCCAAGTTACTAAAGGCTGGAGTTGCTTACAATTTGGATTTTAAGGTGGATGAAAGATTGACCGCTTCGAAGTATCTTCTCAGCGGTTGGTCCTTCGTTCACCGATCGATCCAAAAAGTAAGTAATGGGACCTCTGCTTCGACAGTAACTCGAAGAGGCAGAGTTAGACCAACTCTTAACGTTCTACTCACTGAACGTTGGGACCCAACCGTCACGGCTTTTGATGTTGCTGTGATGTCGGGCTAGAGTTATCCGGGGAAAGGTTAAACCCAAGTACCCTGGACGAGGAGATG